CAAAAACAGGCTCACCGCCAAGGCTCCGACCGACGAACTGGCATTGCCCAGACGTGAGGGCAGACGACTGCACCGGTACCTCACCGTCGAGCAACTGCTGGCCGTCGCGGACGAGGCAGGAAGGGCACGTATCCAGCCGACCGACCGCAAGGCGCTCGTGCTGGTGCTGGGACTGTGCGGCCTGCGCTGGGGCGAGATGTGCGGCTTGAGGGTGGAGGACGTGGACTATGGACGCCGCCGAATACACGTCATGCGGAATGTTACGCGCATCGGCAGTGAGTGGACGGAGACCTCGCCGAAGTCGCATGAGATGCGTGACGTGCCGATGCCTAGCGTGGTGGGCGAGGCGCTGCTTCCCGTGCTGGCCGGCAAGGGGCCGTCCGATTGGGTTTTCCGTGACCATCTTGGCCGTCCTCCGCGCAACCAGTCGGCAGCGGGCGCGAAATCGAACCGCACATGGTTCGTCAGTGCGTGCAGGAGGGCGGGCGTGGAGCCTCTGCCGCCGCATGACCTGCGGCATACCGCCGCTTCCATCGCGGTGCATGCCGGCGCGAACATCAAGGCTTTGCAGCGGATGCTTGGACACAAGTCGGCGGCCATGACGCTGGACGTGTACGCCGACCTCTTTGATTCCGACCTGGATGACGTGGCTCGTACCATCGACGCTGCGGTGCAGGTCGCTTCGCAGGGTGTGGGCAAAACGTGGGCACATGGACTGCGTAGCAGCGTTGAAACCATTGAAAACGTTGGGATTAAAGGCGTTGATGCAGGTGGGCGATAA